AGAACAGTCGCAGGCTTCTCGGGATAGCCACTACCTAGAAGTTGATCTAATTGCTCAAATCCCGACATGAGGTAATCGTCAGAAAACGTTTGCTGTACTTCAGGACTGGTAGCAAAGACACAAACGCCTTTCTTGCCTCGGCGCAGATCGCAGGCTGACAAGACATTGTTGGCCAATTCATCTCTAATGACGCTGCGCACATCAGCAGGCGACGATACCTTCTTGGGATCAATATATGCCGAACCCATGACAAGGATGCCTGAGTCGAGAAGCTGGAAGAATTCGCTCTGATCAAACGTTACTAAGCCCTTACGGTTGGCCGCGTAGTAATTAAAGACGTTAAACAGTTCCGCCACTACAGAGTTAGCCTTGGGATAAAGATCGGCCATAGATGACGAGTAAATGTTCTTGACGCGGGCATTGTCAATCACGATCAGAGGACTGACCTTAGCTGCCATCAGTTCAGAAAATGCTTGAATGGCATTGCGACAAGTCAATTGGCCTTCGCCCGGTTGTGGCAATGAAACGATGGCGCCTACGCGGGTATCTTCTCCCGTGGTCTGTGCCATGTGCTTGCGAGCTAACGCTACGAGACTGGAGCTCATGCCTCCACCCGTACCGCCACCGAGACCCGCGCAGATCAAAATGCAATCTAAAGGGCCGGAACCCCATGCCCTAAACAACAAGTCCCTTACGTCTGCGTCACGACTAGCCAATACCTGCTTGGCCAACTTCATGTCCTTAGATGCTCCGCCCACATCCAAAGACAGTTTGGGCATCTCGGCATCTAGGCCATCAAAGTCGTTTACCGTGGTATTGAGAACACCTACACGTCGATATCCCAAGGCCCAGAACGCTTGCGCAATACGACCACCCGCCTGACCACATCCAAGTACACCAATCCGAGCTGCGACGGGGTAAGACAAATCATCTTCAATTGGAGCTACTTGTTTAGTCGCTTGCTTAGATTGCGCCACAGATGTTGTCAGCGCAATGTTGCCGGGACGAGACGGCATAGGAGGACCAGATGGCTTCAATTGTTCCGCAGCGTTCAGAGACTTGGAAAAATCAGACATGTCTTACTCCGCATCGGGCTTAGGTTGTTGTTGCTTGCGTCCATACCTGAACGGTGTCTGTGCCGCGCCACGACCTTCCATAATGTCCTTGTGCGCGTTCTGTACGTTCGAGCCAGTAGCAGGTACCGTCTGCGACATTATGGTAAGTTTAGCTTCTTTGACAAGCATATCTGCGGCCATACGTCCCAGATCAGCGGCCGTTACAACTTTGGCTGGATGTAATGCGTCTAACATGGCAGAAACATTGGAAATAGTGTTTGCTCCTTTTGGATCATCACGGAGTACGGCTAAACCTTCCGTCACATTTGCAATTTGATTGTTGGACCGATCGTCCTTAGCCGGAGCGTATTTTCGCACTCGTTTGCGTGGCATGGAAATAACTCCCTATAAGTACTTTTACGGTGCCAACAAATCACACCATGTATCATTAAACTTTGAAGGTGTGTCGTCGGATTGTACGGCCATTGTCTCAAAAATCTTCTCTTGAGAAAACGCTAAGGCTGCGTATTTCACGAAATTAGACGTGTCGTGAATAGCCGCTGGAGCTTGCATCCAGTTAGTTTTAATCTCACACGGCACCAAAATACCCGTCTCGTCGTTTTTGATAATTTCGTTGAATGGCGCAATATCCCATGCCAACACAGGGCAACCACAAGCTAAAGCCAAGTTTGCAAATGTACCGAAATTAGATTTGCGAGATGCCAGCCACACCCAATCGTGGTTGTGAAAATCAGTGGCAACGTGTTCTAATGCTGGCATTGAACGGAAAATCAATCTTGCTGGAAAATCTCGAAGCAAGTTTTTGATAGTTTGTTTGTCAGCAGGCGTAAACGACTTGGAATACAACACGGTGAATTCCAAATGCCCGTGTGAGTTAAGCAATTCGTCTAGTGCCGTCAAGATAAAATTAGCGCTGTTGCTTACTGCGTCAGAATCAACAACAACACATACCTTAATGCAATTCTTGCGAACGCGTCCTTTTCGTTTAGTCGTGGGCATCCGCGTATCCCACGGCATCTGAATCAATTTCTTGGTGCGCACTTTGCCGTAAACACACTGAGTAAATGTTTTTTTAATCGTCGGCGTTGGTACCACGCAGTAATCAAAAAACGATTGAATTGAGGCGACAGAATCCACACGTGTCGAATGCCAAAGAGGTACCAAAATCTGATTACATTTTTTGGCAATAGTTTTACGATAGTGCTTAATCATGTTGATGTATTCCGGGTCAACACCGATGTGCACGATAGATGTGGCAGACAAGATCGCCGGCAACAGATTGATGCGTGACAGAACATGCGTATCCCAGAAGGGAGAAGCTACGCCTGCCTTTGGTCCATTAGGCAAAATGAATACTTCTCTGTTGGCCGTTTCGAGCGCAGCTTGGGCTACGCGCAACGCAGTAAAGGTAGTCTCATCTCGGCGATACGGGCTGTAAATATAGATCATTGTCGTGTCCAATCGCCTTTGTTGTAACGCGGTCCCCGCGTCACCGAGCGATAGTGGAACACATAGCTCGATAGCGCTACGCCTGATTTTAACCCAAGCTTGTGCCATCTTGCTTGTAATTCGTACTCTTGTAAAGTCATGGCTGGTGTTGGATTAGGTTGACCCTTGCTGTTAAACGGATTTGAATCTCTGAATGGTTGATCCACGGTGTACATGTTATTCGCCCATGTCGAGGTTTTGGCCATCATGCAAAACCCATTAAGCGTCATGTCTTTTACTTTTGTGGAATGCTTTGCGAGCAGTTCGTTTTGCACGACATCTATAGCCGTAATGTCAGGACCTCGATAATTGTCAGAGTACAATTTAATGTATTGATTTTCCTCGGTACCCGGCGCATTAGTGACGGGACCAACCAAATCCAAACGATTGTTTTTGAGCGCCGATGTCATGCCTATGTCGTAAGACTTGGGAAATACAACGTCACTGTTGGTCACACAAATATAAGAAAAAGTTGAGTTTTTAATGGCTGCAAGGATGCCCGTATTCCACGTTTTGGTAAGCCCGACGTTTTCACGATTAACGATCAAACGCAAACGTGTGGGATACTTTTCCGCAAGTGACCTGATGATGCTATTAGGTACGTGCTCCCCAGTAGCATCCTTCTCGTGGAAATCAGGGCTGGCGTCATCTACAAGAAAAACATGCGCTTCAACAGCAAATGCCGATTCTATAGCTGAGGTCACTGCCTTGGCCGCATAATCAAATTTACCGTAGGTGGGAATGATTACGCATAAGCGATCCATGCTTACCTCTCTATCTCCTTATTGCGGAGGCGGTGCGCCACCACCTTGTTGCGCCATGGCGGCACCATTTGCGGCATTTGTCTTTGTCTCGCG